TTGGCAACCAAGCACACATTAAGACAGTTTACGGACAAAGAATTCTCGAACACGCGCCTGGATTGGAAAAAAAAGGCGGGAGAAGCCGAATTCGCAAGCGAGTACGGAGTTGTCTTCGACTGGGCAGACACACATCGTGAATATGACGACGCCGCTTCTGTTGGAAACTCACTGGCTTATGGAATATTCTCTGCGAGAGCAACGAAAGCTTGTGCAATCGTTGATGTTGTCTCACACAAGAAAGGGCGAAACAGCACAACGAAGTTGCTGAAAATCTATATAACACCAGAATATTGGGATATCGACAAGCATCAGGACAAAGTCCGTGATATATTCATCAGTGCAATTATCGGCACTGTGGAGTTGTCAAAGCAAGTTTCCGCTAGAACCGTAAAACTATACGGTCGGTCAACCCAGCTACTTAGCCTATTGCATTCATTGCATGTTTACATGCATGATAATAAGGCAGAGCTTCCCGGTGTAACAGTGGCTATGAAGGGCCGCTGGCTTGAAATCGCAACAACCAAATAAAGAGAGAGATTCCATGAACGAATTACGTTTCCTAACTGTTGCTGACGCTTTAAGGGGCTCGTCTGCTCAATTTGAGCGTGTTATTTCAGCAGCTTTTGACGAGGCAGTCACTTCAATGACAATTGACCAAAAGCGAAACGCATTTTTCCCAGAACTCGTTGGAACTGTTGATGCGGCTTTGATTGCAAAGATTGCAGCATAATTTATTAATTTCTCCGCAAAATCAAGCCCGCAACCATGCGGGCTTTTTATCGTCTCAACAACTAATTGCTCCGCACCGAATCGTAAGCCTTTTCACACGCCAGCCCCGCTACTTTAAGCCGGTCAGCATATTCAGCGACTTCTCGACCGTTTCGTTCCACCCCTTCGAGCACGTCGATAAGCACACCGATGGTGTCGATACCAGACTGGCTTTTGCCTGGGCTGGCAACGGTGGCATTTTCGGAGGCTCGACGTAAACGGGCAAGTTCTGTGCGCAACCGACCAGCACTATCACGAGCGGCATCAGCATCAGCCGTAGCCGCGGCAATTTTTTCATCAGCATGTTTCGCTACCTCTACTATTGCGGCCTGACTGGCCTGCTCAATCTTCCGGGCTTTGGCTTGTGCATCAGCGATCGCCACCGCCTGTTGAGTGGTCATACGGCTAATTTTTGCGTCGTATCGCCAGCCCTGAATTACCCAGGCAGCCACACCGGCCAGAGCGGCCGCAGCCACATACCCTTTCCAACCGATTAGGGCTTTTATCATTTGCGACCACCATGCTCAATCGAGTAGTGATTGCCGTCATTGAACCGACCACCCCATGAGCCACCGATAGACTCCCAATACTCCCCAAGTGGCCGATGATCCTCGGTCGAAGTCAGATACTGGCCGTTTTTGAAAAGATTGAAGTCCACCGCCAAGCGTTCTTTGTGTAGGCTATTGGCGCTGCTATAAGATTTCTTTTGCCCAACATGACCGTGCACACGAGGATCGCGGTAAGCATCGCCGAGGGTCAGCTCATAACCTTGGCTGTAGGCGAAACAGATCAAGTCCGCAATCATTCGAGTAAATTTTCGTTGTTTCTGACCGAGCGTCATTTTCGATACCTCCAAAGCCACGTTTTAATCATCGTGCCGGCGGCAAACACCGCCATGCCCAACGCACCCAAAGCCATACTCGGGTGCACATCACCCTCCTGAATAATCAGTGCAGCCCGCCACATAGCCCAAAAGGCGATTAAGGCCATGCCAATTCGTTGCAACAAAGTGCCTGAATAACACTGACTGAACGCGCCGGCCACACAGGCCAGACTGACAAAGCACAACAGCGCAATAACAAACTCTTCCATGGTTCACTCCCGTGGCAGCCCGAGTCGGGCCCGAATAAATTCGCGCACAATCGATGACAAACCGAGATCTGCCCAGATGCGAAAAACAGAGTCGACAATTGCCATCCCGAAAAGCCCAACCATCAAACCAAGAAAGCCCTCGCTGATCCCGGTCTGTTGATAAATCCAGGGCGTGGCATACCAAGCCATAACGCCGCCAAACGCAAATAGCGCAAGCTTTCGTTTCCAAGACCCCTGTATCCACAGCATTGCCCCCATACTTCCCAGCAAGCCAGGCAGGATCTTTTCCAAGTGGTTAAACCAGTCAGCTGGCATCTCTTCCCCTTTCGGTTGGACATAAAAAAAGCCCCTCGAAAGGGGCTGTGTTCAATGGTTGTATTTGGGTCAATCAGGCAATACCAACTCGGGCAATTCAGCTATCAACTCTGCGTCGGTCGGAACGCCACGGTTGCCAGCGTTAACGTCGTCCAGAATCGCATAACAAGCCGCCCAAACAAGACTGCGCCACGCGCGGAACGCCCGACCCTCTGCCTGGAACTTCGGAACGGCTGGTTCCTCTGCATACGTTACTGCTGATTTAATATCGTCGTAGCCAAGTGCGCGGGCAGCTTCGTCCATGTGGCGCTGAACGATAGCTTTTTTTGCGGCTTCGATTTCTTTGGGCGTTGAGGGCGGCTGGTCTTGAAGTATCGGATAGCCGTTTACGTCGATTGTGATTTGCTTGCCTTCTGATTCGCCTTTCAGTAACGCCGCACGTTCGTCGGCTGTGATTTCGACGGCGTCAGCGGGGATATTCCCCTTGTTGTATTCGGGGTCAAAAAAAGTTTTTGTTTTTGGTGAAAAAAACATAATTAAATCCCCCAAGCAAGCCACTGGCCAACCCCGCCTTGCGAGCTAGACCTGTTAACAATGTAAAAAGACCCTAAATTGTTCCCTCTGACTGCCATCATATAATCCACGCTATTTGTAACCGCCTGCGCTGGGGTTACAAGAGCGCCCATAAAAATACTGTTGTATGAAATTGGCAAAGTAATTAGGCCCTGGTTTCCAGCGGAAATAGTTGGGCTTTTGCCCCACTGAACAAGCAGCTTTTTCAATACCCCCGATTCAACAAAAGGGATTTCTAATCTACCGGGATCATTTCCAACCCCTACACCCAAAACACCAGCCAACTTCGCGGGCGTCAGCGCATGTTCGTCATTCACCAGCGCCTGCGCTTCGGCAGTAGTGGCTAGCTTAACGCTCCCGGCATAAGTTTCCGAAGCCAGCAGCGGAACGTATTCACTGATCTCCCAGATGTAAACCGCGCCCCCTTGGTCAACGACAATAATCGGGCCTTCGTCCTCTGTTAGGGTGGCGACTTCGGCATAGGTGGCGAATCTTGGGAACCGGTTCTGGATCGTCAGAATAAGCGCGTCGAAATATTGTGACGCCTCAACGGTATCAACTGCATTATTCGGCGTTATCCCAGCATCCTTGATCAACGACTGGAAAAATGCCGCCCAATCGTTAGCCCAGTCCTGCTCTAAATACGTGCCATCTTTTGCCGTTGGTGAGGTCCGGTTTTTAAAGCTACCCTGGGGATAGCTTAGTGTTTTCCCGTTTGCCCTACCCGGATACCGTTCATCAAGATTAAGTGCCATTTTTAACCACCTATGAAATCTGAAAATTGTGCTTCGTCGTCGCCAAACTCACTATCTGCGTCGTCGAACTCGACCATAGAAGTGAGCTCAAAGAAACCCATAAATAAAACGCCTTGCGGTATCTGTATGAGATTTGCGTTAAACAACGCCCATCGCTGAAGCTCGGTGATGTCACCGGCAAACTCAACGGAAAACCTCATGTCTTCTAAGTCGTTAATGCGCAGAAAACTGGGGCCAACCAAAAACACCATTTCTTCAATGATGCTTTCAATGGTTGCCGGACCGTTGTTCTTCATGATCTTTGCTTTAATTGCCAATCGGTAAAGATCATCGGCCATCTGCGCATCATCCGATACCCGCGCCTCAGAAAATGTCGCTTCCTCGTCACCGCATTCGGCACCATCGGAGGCGTCAAATTCGGCCGTTTGCATTGTCAGCTGGCCGATAAAGTCCCGATTAAAGACGACAATGCGTCCAAGGGTGTCGAGCTGCGCCCCCCGCGCTTTATCGATGTCATAAGATTCGCGCACAGCGACTGCTGCATCGCTAATTGAGCCGCCCATACGCCGGGCAATCGCCAGCCAGTCCATGAACTTAGGCTGATTGCGATATTGCGAATATGCTCGCTTTGGAACGTTTTCGATCATGAAGTGGTGACCGTAATGTTGGAGTCAAGCCAACGGCTCAACTCGTTGTAAGCAATCGTCTTGTTGGCCGAAACTCCGTCCAGAGTCAGGGAAGTCACATACGAATTGCCGTATCTGCCAATAATCTGATTGATGGGCGTGTACATCGTTGATATGGGAACCGACTCGCCAATATCGAATCCGGTCGTTTTGAATCCATCCGTTCCCGACGGTGATTCGCCTGCCGCAAACGAAATGATTGCGTCTTTTACTTGCTGCTCAAGATCGTCCGGCAGTGTTCCGTCATCCTTGATATCAACCACCACATCAATATCAACGTATAAGGGCCGTCCGAACGTTATTAACTGCTGGTGAGTCGCAATCGTGGGGGACGTCACCCACTCCTGAACCTCTGTGCCGTCACCGTTGAGTAGGACACCAGGATTTTTCTTCAGGTAGATAGCCATCGCGATTTCATCAACGATCCCGCCATCCACCAGTATCGTGATCGAATGCGCCGGCAGCCCGTGCGGGTTCAAGTCAACATCGACATCCGCGCTACCAGTAGGATTTTCGTAGACCTTTACGCGCCGAACCCCTTCAGTTCCCGAAAGCAAACCGTAAAGCGAATCCACCTGGTTGTTACCGGGCCGCCCCACTTCCAATCTGCGACGAATTCGGAAACTGGAATCACTTTCTTTGTCGGTGCCTGGCGTGGCGGGATTAGCATTCGTTACTGCCGATACGCCAGCAATCGTTGTGATCATTCTGGTGATCGTGCCCGGCTCGGCTTGAACCGGGCCGGTCTGTTCACTTCGCACCGGCACAACCACTGTTCCGCTCGGACCCACGGTAAACGTCTGATCAACGACCCAGCGTTGCCCGGTATCGGCGGACTCAAGAATGCTCTCAGCAAATATCGTTGATCCGGGAACGCCCGTAAAGGTGACGTCGACGTTCGACGGTGTCCCCGGCTTGCGAAACGTGCCGGTAATCGACGAGATCGCATCTAGATCAATGCCGACCGCCTTAGCAGGATCTTTGCTTGCCCAGGCACGATAGATCGTTTCATCAAGCGCTGAGAAAATCTCGGCGTCGTGGGCAATCTTTAAGCCGTCAGGAGTAGACGGGTCAAGAATCCAATCTGTATCTATCGACAGATACATGTTTCGCTCTTGCTCGAACCAGTCATTCTGATTCTTTAGCTTGTAGCCGTTAGGCGTCAGTTCTGCCATGGTTCACCTAAATCGTTACGTTCGAAAACCGCACTTCTTGCTCGCCATACTCGGTCAACACCTGAGCTTGAATTGAAACCGTGCGCGCCTCAAGGTCGTAATCCATGCTGAACGCCAACAGACGAACAACCCCTTGGGTGCGGGCAATCCGGTTACGCAACAGAGCCTCGACCGCATTCAGATTTTCAAACTTACCCAGAATTTGCTGAAACCATGGCGTGCCGTCTGTCACGTCGCGAAAATACTCGCCAAGGAAAAGCTTCAGCCTTGTCACAACGGTCTGAGCGATCGCCTCACGCTCGGTTAAAAACATCCTTCCTCGCGTAACCAGGTCGCCAGTGGCGTCCAATCGTCTGACTTGCATCAATTTATGGGCCCTCCTGTTGTGCCGCCGCTATCGCCCGGATGCTTGTGACTATTGCCACTAATACCGCCGAACGTGACGTTGGGCGCTTCGATGGTGCCGTCGGTGTTGATGATGGCGCCGTTAATGTTGACCGTTCCATCAGCCATCAGCCGGATGAAGCCCGCGCCGTTAGACATTTCAATCTCACCGCTCGACTTGATCCAAACGCGCTGGCCCCCACTACGCGACTGCATGCGGATGCCGTCATTAGCAAATCCCTCGATGCGCGTTGGCAGCGGCCTGAAACCTGGAATGAAGAACGCATCGTGCGCGTCGTGAAAACGGGCCAGCGGGTTATTGGCCACGCCCCCAGTTTGCTTCCAACCGTCTACACATCGCTGCGAAAAGAGAATCAAGCCTTCGTCGCCGGGGTTGATCTGGTGAATGACGCTGTATTGCGTGCCACCAAGGAAAAGGACCGGTACGTCAGCAATGGGGGGTGGGTTGATAACGCCCCCATTTACCGTTACTTTCTGTATACCTATTCTGACCTGCGCACGCTGCAAATCAGGGTCAAAAGTCAACACATGACCGGGCACGCTGGTACACACGCCTTTCATCATTTCGATGAAGGCGGCTCTTTGTAGTTTTGCGCTCATTTTTTAGGCTCACAATCATGCTCACCAAGGCGATTCAATATGCACGTGGCGTTGCAAACTTAATCAGGACGAGGTGGAGGATGGGCGGGCTATCTCGCCTGGATGAATTTATCCTCGACGAGGTAAGGGTATCTATGTATATACGACCCGAAGCCAAGCAGGCCGTATCTATCGACATTCTCGATACAGACCCAAAAACCTACCGCCTAGCGAATGACGTTCTAACAAGAGAAGGCGTTCGCCTGGGCTCAAAAAGAGTTTTGACAGCTCTTCGTATGAACGCAAGTCATAGGCTCAGTAGGATCAAAAACATCAGCCGAATTTCAGATGCCGGATTCCCCCTTTTTTCGCTCATGGCCTCAAACGATGAGCGCGACTGCGCTTGGTGCAAGGCCAACAACGGGAAGAAGCTCCCTATTGACACAGACATAAACTGGCTGATTAAAGAAAACTGCACATGCGAATACTGTCGCTGCACAGTAAGGCCACATCGTCGCTAACCAAAAGGAATTCACGTGAAAACAAAACTCGCAATCGCTGCCCTACTAGCGGCTTTCGTCGCCCCATCTGTCGCGGTGGAGATAGACATAACCGACGACCCAAACAAAGAATTTTTCATCGGCTACCGGATGGAATACCCGCCATCTGACTGCGAGGTAATCTGGTTCGCGTCGCAGTGGCAACGAGAATATTTGATGGGAATGGGTAATTGCGATCACGTTAGCAATGACCGTGCGTACCGGGACATCATAAAAACCATGAAGTCCGTTAAATCAAGAAGCAACGCAGCAAACTTTGCGGACTATAGGCGGGAGGTTGATGCAAAAATTAAGGCCGAAACCAAAAAGAATCAACTTCGCTGCCTGGATACTCACTCTGGCACCTACTTGTTCCTTCCTGCCAAAGCCCCAAACAAGCCGGACTGGTTCATTTTGGACAAGCTCCACAATGGCGGACGGCTCAATGTAAGCGCCGCTGGATATTGGCAAGAAACTAAGGACGGAAACCTGATTGCTGACTTTGGCATAAATACTGTCAACGTCAATATGGCGAACGTCTACGAATGCTAACTTACTCCGTGTGGTTTAATCCCTCTTTGAACGATTCGTGTACGCGCTGCGCCGCCTCGGCCTTCGTTACCGTACCGTCATGATTCGTATCTAGGTCGCGGTTTTGCGTGTACTCAATGCTGCCTTCAGTCCAAAGGATGTAATCAGACGGCTTTCTAAAGGCTCGCGGCCAAAGAACGAGCATGTACGCATCATCCAAGTTCTGTATTTTCCCGGCGTTCGGAGCAAAAAACCTGTAAACATAATCAAGCTGTTGGACTGCCGACATATTCTTTAGCGCAGCAGTGGATGTTCCCAGCCCAGCCGCCGTACTAGGAATGAATTGAATCAATCCAGTTGCGCCAGACTGCTTGTTTTGTGCCGACGGGCTAAGCCGAGATTCAAAATACATAATCGCCATTAACCAACTGGGCGACACCTTCAGCTTTTCGGCAATCTCTCTTACCTTTGCGCGGAACTCTTGATCAACCCTCCCGCCCCATGACAGCCTCCCGCCCGCATCAGCAGCCCTGACGACTTCCCGCGTACCAGCTCTGATTGCCTCTATTTTCATATCCCAAGCCTCGCCGTGCGAATCGCCCGAATATTTGATTTCAAAAACATTGAATATCCCGTTCGCCGATGTGTCGCCCTGGATCTCGGAAATCATCATATTCCCAGTGTTGTAGCTCGAATATTGCGAGCGGACATCAATCTGGCTTGTTGTTCGAATGAATGGATTGATCCGTGTCGTCACATTGACACCTAACCCGTTTGGGCCTCTGGTAACCTCTGGCATTCCGGTCATACCAGAAAATTGATCAACCGTGAAAACCGTACTGCTGCGCTCTTTATCTGGCCGCGTTATAACCAAAGACCCGCGATCTTGTGTCCACTCAAAATCAAACATTCGCTTCAGGTTATTAAGGATTTTTTCCACGTCATCGTAAGCGCTATACCCCGATGGGAAAACATCCTTATCATCAAATTGAGACAGGTCGATTTCCAGATAAAGCGGCCATGCCCTTGCTGCGTCAACCAAAACATCGGTGAGCTTCGCCCCTGGCATATAGCTCGACGCCATCGCGCCGCGCTCTTGCGCCCTTCCAGACCTGCACAGTAGACGAGTAGCCACATCGGGGCCGTAACGCTCCTTGAAAACGTTTGTCACTGTCCCGGCGAAAATCACATCGTGCTGATTATCGTAGCCTGCGCTAAAGGTAATATCATCGCGCTGATTGATGGCCGTTGAGTTCGCTAAGTTATAAAGCTGAATGTCAGCCAAAGATAAAGTGTTCGAAGGCAAAACTTGCACATCAAACACACACCGCAACTGATGCCCGTCGCGACTATCAATGAACGGCTCGCCGTTGATCATCATCGACCACTTGCGCAGGTATTGATTTATGCCGGTAGCCATACCAAGTGATTATCCTTACCCAAATTATCGAGTGTGGCTTCAGCGCCTACAAAGATGAGCCGGCCAATGTCGTCAGGTAAGTTGTACCCTTCAGTCATCACCGCGCCTGAGTTGAGGCCAAGACCTAAGGCTACCGGCGCACCGTCGCGATAAATGTCGAGCACCCACAGCGGCACCTCTTGGTACGCCAGGTAGTTCACGCGAAACTCCAGCAAGTTGTCGCCCAATCGTTGAGTGAACCTCTGGTGCGCATTGGCGCTGCCGGCCTTCAGTGTGATTTCGATCATAGCGGCGTCATCGTTATGCCGTCAGTCATATTGACGGCTTGCGTTGTTGCTGCGCTTGGCTGCTTGCCGACCTGTTGCCCGCTGTTCGTGGTCGCCGCTGCGCCTGCTTTAGCCGGGTCGCCGTCGGCCAGTTGCTCTTGACTCGGCTGCGTAAAGTCAGTCAGCCTCGATAAGCTCACCAGCTCTCCCAGCTCAGCCACGAATATCAGCCCGTTCTCGTTCTCCGGGTCACGATCCCGCGACAGGCGTGTGAGCAACATGTTTCTAAGCTGGATATCCACGGCGTCAACATCAAACGGCATCCGCGCGATCATCAGCTCAATGAGAAATTGCAGCGTGCTGGATGCGCGGGTAAGCGACGTTCCAGCTAAAAAACTTGCCGTCAGCCCAGCCACTGATGCTGCCAACGGGTTAGCGCTCATGATCGCCGACAGGCCGACACTTAGGACGCTCGACACATCCATAATCTTCAGCGGATTGTTGCTCACAGACCCGACCATGTAGTACTTCATCGGCTGGATGATCGCGTGATCAGCAACGTTTACCCCAGACTCGACCGGATAGCGCGTTAGCTCGACTGACGCTTCAAACGAGTCTTCAAGCACGGCATCGAACTGATACCCCGCAATCGTCGGTGACTGTCGTGTGAATATGCTAATGATGCTCATCTGTTCACCGAAGAAGTTACATCGTCCATTACGTCTCGCTCCCGGCGCTCTATCACGTCTGTCATTTTGCTTTCCAATGCCCTACCGTCCAGCGTGAAATTCGCTTCCAAGTGGTTGTCCACTCTAATACGTGGGGTGACTGGCGGCTGTTCAGCCTGCCGCCTCTGGTCACGCACCATGGTCACGTCAGGGTTGGCCTGAGCTGCTTCTACGTTACTCACCTCACCGCCCGAATACACGGGGTCGTAGGGCGTGACAAAGCCAGACGTGGGTGACTCTGTTATTTCAATGGGCTGACCACCTGCTCTCGGATTGGCATAGTCGTTCAAATAAGACTCAAAGCCCGAAATTTGGTCTGAAACACGGCCATAACCGCCCTCTAAATAAGAGATGGCGCCAGAGCCTTTTTCAGACCGCTCGAACCCAAACTTATCGGCTACAGCGTTATAGGCGTCTCGGGCCGCGTCTAGTGGTGTGCTGTCGAATATGTAATCGTTGGGACGGTAGCCGGTGATGCTCTCGATGTCATCGGGACGCATATCTGCTGCAATCAAGCCCGAGCCGATAGCCATGCCCGCCACGCCACCTCGCATCGCCAGGCCACCAATGCCGCGTAATCCAATGGTACTAGCCGCCGCGCCCACTCCAATAGCGGCCGCGCTTGTGCCGACTAAGGCAGACGCTTCGGGCTTCTCCTTGGTTGTCCGGTCAATAAGGTCACGGTTTCTGTCAATGAAACCGCCCAACGAATCAACCACGCCGGTAAACGATGGCAAGATGTTCGCAGCCAGCGTATCGCCAATATTCTCGAACCGGGTGTTTAACTCCGAGATCGCCCGTCCATAATCCCTAGCTGCATCCGTGGCACGCCCAAACTCACCAGCAAGCTCACCAGCCCGCGCAATAGATGCGTCAAACTCAGCCAGCCCACCACGAAGAGAGCGCATAACGGCATCGGATAGATTCCAAGCATCCTGAATTAGCCGTTGCTGGTCCTTGTTCAGGTCTGGCACAACAGCAGCAAGTTCGCGTAAGAAGTCTGCGCCGGTCTCAGCTTCAGTAAGAGGTCGGGTATCAACACCCGCAAACGCGGCATCTTCAAACGGCCCGAATGTGCCTTTAGTACGGAACTGAGCCAACGCGGCTTCTGCCGAGTTAATCGCGGCTGCCGCCTCGTCGAAGTTGCCGCCCATGGCAGAAACCGCGTGACCGTAGTCGCGAATAAATGCGGGCGAGGTATTGAGCTTTTCAACGGACAGGTTAAAGTTATCAACCCGCCTTCCCGCCGCAATAGCAGACGATCCCGCTGCTGCCATTGCCCCGACAAACGCTGTCCCCGTAAACCCAACAAGCGTGCGCATCCGGCCAAGGCTGCCTTCAACACGCTTTGCGCCGTCGTCATAGTCCTCGGTATCGAGTCCCACGCCGATCAGGAAGTTCTGTAAGACCTTAGCCATTATTCATTGCCTCTTTGTGCGCCCTGACCAGCTCTTCAATGGCCTGGTTGAACATCTCCACGTCTTCCAGGCTGTACGTACCGTCTGTTAGTTGCGCCCGTGTACACAATGGCGGGCAGATACCATTGACGCCCACGCAGGGCCGCATTAAGTACCAGTTGACTGCGCTTCGGTCGCTGCTTGAGCTGCGTCTTTTGCGCTTGCGTCTGCCCAATAGGTAAAAAAACCTTCGAGGTTCCAGATCAAAGCCTTGGCGCGCAGACGATTCCAATCCATTGCATCGAAATCAGCGAGCGAGACCTGCTGTTGAGAGCCCTTTTTATAAACGCGATCAAGCATTAACTCGTCAATCTTCTGTTTGACTTGGTGAGGCATAGCCAGAAACATGAAGAAAATCACGTCTTCGCTCACCGGCTCACCCGGCTTGCCGGCGCTCAAACGTTGAATTAGTGCTTGCGTCAACAGGCTCAGCAACTCGTCTTGCGCCACGGCAGAGGCGCGCGCCACGTTATATGACCCGTTCTTAATTGTGAATGTCTTTACCGTCTCACTCATTAGCCGCCCCGCAGCGTGGTAAACGAGTTAAATTCCATAATGAAAACGTCATCGGATATTGACGTGCCACCGGCTCGCCCAATGGTTGCGTCATTAACGATTGCCCCTTCAGCGCCAACTGCATTCTCAAGGGTGCCAATCACGGTACGGCTATAGGTAATGTTCGCATTGCTATTGAACAATCCTTGCATATAGGCCGCATCAGCACCGCCTGGATTTAGATTAAGCGTGACGCGCCGGCCTGGGTTAATTCGATCAAGCCGCGCAGCGTTGCCGCCCATGCCCCGCCGGATCGTGGTTTTCTGATCGATGGGCTCTTCTGTAACCGGGTTCTCTGCTTCGCCCCAATCTTGAATCTGACGGCCATTAACCGTAATAACGGTGTTTTCTGTGGTGATATTTACGAGTGCCATTGCCTGGTCTCCGGATTAGTAGATATCGAGGTCGACGATGGCCTTGTGGATGGCCCCCGCGCGGAAGAGTCTCATGCGGATCGGTGCCGCCAACCGAGAGTTACGGTCTTCCGGCGACAGATCCAGAATATCTTCGGGCTTGGTGAGGATTTCAAAGCCGATGGTGTACTTCTCCTCGCCGTCGTCAGGATCCACATAGTTGCGCGGCCCAAGGTAACTGTTAGCAATGTATTGCTCGCCGACCTGGCGTGCGGTAGCCAATAAGACAGCCTGACCGCGTGGCGTCTGCTCCAACTTGGTAGTCACATTAGCCAGCGCGTTGTAGAGACGAACGGTTAACGTATTGATGAACGCATCCAAGTTCACCACGTCATCGATGTACTCGCCGTAGCTCGAGTGTGTAATGGTGTTCAACCAGCGACCCACGTCCTGAGAGCCTTGCAACTCCACTATCGAGTAGAACGCCGCGTTCTTGGCTTCCATGGCGACAATTTCCGAGCCCTTCAGGTCTTCGGCTGCCACGCCGGGGGACTTCTTGAATTCGCCCGTGATGGTCGACCGGTCCCCGCTGTAGTTCACCGCTGCAAAATGTTTGGCCAGGTACGTGCCGGCGTGCGCATTGCTTGCGTGCGCCGCTGTATATACATGCCGATAGCCGAGCGTCGTCAATTCGCTGGCAATATCCGTGGTGTCGTTCTGGTCGCGAATTGCCGTTGCCGACGCGCCCGTCTGGTTATTGATGAACATACTTGCGTTTTGCTCACACCAGTCGGCGATCAACTCCACGCTGGCAGGCACGGCCAATACTGGCGCCGTAAATACCGTCCAGTACCACCAAAAGGCGTCACGCGCCTTGTTCAGCGTCTCGGTAATGGTTGCATCGGCAGAATCAGTCATCCAGATCGTTAGCTGGCGCATCTTGGGCGTGCCGCCAAGCCAGGCCGCCGCAGCCTTATAAGTTTCCGTGGTATCTGGGAAATCGACCGCCACTTCCTGAATATCAAGATACGTTTTACGAGTATCCACGGTCATGCTTTGGGCCGTCACCTCACTGGCGTCAGCAAAGATTGTGGCGGATGCAAAGTTCGCAAAGCCCAGCCCAGCAGGGCTAATACGGGCGTTGACTTGGATAATTCGGTCTGCTGGGTAGCTCATAATTGGGCCTCAAAAGTAGGTTTATGCTTTGACGGTCTCAGATTGCAGATCGTCGCCATCTTCGTTCTGAACGGTGCCGGTTACTTCCATGATTCGGTTGATGTTGTAGACACGCGCCACTTGCATTCGCAGATAAATATCCACCCGAGCACGTTCCTCGTACTGGTTCGATTGCAGCGCAGTCAGATCCAGAACCGGGCCGGTAGACATGATCATCAGCCCTGCGCTGTACAGATCCCAGTAGATATCCTCGCGCTTATCCAGTTGCAGCATGTTGGCTGCGTATTCTTTGGCGCCTTCGCGGTAAAACTCGACTGCACAAGCCACTTCTTGCTGGCTGCGAATCGTGTGTTCGAATGTTTCGTTATCTGGAAGTAGACGACGATCTTTAAAGGCCATGCCGCGCTGGCCAATATCGGTGCGCACATGGATTGACGCGTACGACCCTTTGGGTGCGCTCTTGTTGTCTCCGGCCGGCACGATCTCCGGCACGCCAGAGGCCAGCATCACTGCCGGATGCAGCAGCTTGTACAGTTCGGTGTTCGTCATGTCGGTTGCTCGTCATAACGGCTCACGACGATCTTCGCGTAGGTGCGCCAAGGTCGGATGTCAGAATCGATGATTTCCCATAGCTGGCCCAAAAATTCCACATCGTTGCTGAGTTTCAGCTTTTCCAGATCGCCGGAGTTGATATAGATCTTGCGGGAATCAAGTATTCGCTTGCCGGCACGCAGCAGATTGTCCAGCTCCCTATCACGCAGCGGCTGGGTCGTAGCCGTGTAGACCTCGTCGATCGAGGTTCCAGGCACCCAGATGCCGAAGTCGTCGCGGTGTCCTGCAGTGAATGCCTTGACAATTACAGGCGTAGACGCGAACACATCATCGATATGGCCTGTCATGTCCAAGCTCATTCCATACCCTCTTTCGGTTTCTTGCGCTCGACTGTCGATGTGACAGACGCGCGCATATTTCCCGTATCAATCAGCGGATTGCTAGAGCCCTTACGTTTGACCGTCGAGGCATTGTTTGGAGGGGTATCTAAATCTGTTATGTACTGTTTGATCGCGCCTTCAGCTTCCACGCCAACACGAGCCATGATCTGCCTTGAGTCGAGTCCTTCCTCGATGCCTTCACGGATCGTATCGAGATATTCTTTCGTCCCGGTTTCCGCCCCCGTGTCCAGCCAACGGCGCGCAGGGATGTTTTCGTTGCCGAAGTGCTGAATCGCGCCCAAGGTTGCGACCGTCATCGGCTCGTCCTTAACCATGCCCCCCGACTGATGAATCCCGACAAGCGCGTAGTGAGGCGTGCGAAGCTTGTCAATTTCCTTCTTTAGCGCTCTCTTGGTCGCCTGCAAGCCCTTTATGTTCATGCCCATCAGACCACCCTGGCACCCATTCCGGCGCGCTTGCGAAGTCGATAGAAGGCTTGCCCATAGGACGTGTACGTCAACGCATCGTTATTGACTTCCATCATGGCCGGTACCCGATAAGCTACTGACTCGTCTCCAACGGACTTGTTCTGGACGTTCAGGCGTGCGTTGTGATCAATTCCGTTGGCTGGGTTTTTGCCATACAAAAAAGTAAGCCACGCGGCGGCAAAATAATACATACCACGTCGTTTGAAATTTTGACAATCCAGGCCAAACTTACCCCAGCCGCTACCTCCTGTCTCCGAGTCAGCCTGACACAGCAAGTCAGTGATGATGTCATCGCTCCACACTTGCGCGTCCGAAAACTGGCCATTGAAGTAGCCACGAAAATCCGTGATGATGGCTGGGGTAATTTCCATGATTACTGCTCTTTGTTGTTGCCTTCGGTCTTGCCGTCGGCTTTATCGCCGGCCTTAGCGCGAACGCGGCGCGCAGTAGCTTCGGTTAGATCTCCGGCATCGAGATAAAACTGAACATCAGGGCAATCGGTTACGTCGTAAACCTCGTCTGTCCCCGGGATAAGCGTTACCTTCTGCTTGCCATTCATCAGTTTGATAACGCGCTTGGATGTGTTCTGTACTTTCATGTCTGGATTCCTTGGTAGAAAAAGAGGGAGCGACCGCCTGGGCCGCCCCACTCTACTTAGGTCATCGCTGCCAAGTCGAAATAGGCCGCGCTCATCGGATAGCGGAACTCAGTACCCGACACTTTGTACTCAGCCGGCACCTTAATCTTCAGGTTGCGCGGCTGAGGCGCGGCAGGACGCCAGAACATGGGTATGTACATCACGAGGTTATCCGGATTTTTCTCGTATATCTGAATGCGATCCTTGCCGGACGCGCCCGCACCTTCGAGCTGGAAGCGCGGCACGATGGTCATTTCCTGTCCGGTCATGCGCGTGTAAAGATTCTGCTTTTGCAGGATCTCCAATAGCGTCTTGTCAGGCGCGTACTCGGTTGCCATGGTGGTGGCCAGGTACGTCCAGCGGTTGGCAGCCATGACCATAGTATTGGGCACGTGCACACCCTTGGACTGCTTCCATACATCGCCGATCATGCCGTTGATCTCGTCCAGAATCTGTTTGCCAGTTGTGGCTCCGGCACCCCAATCGAGCGTAGAGGTAGCGTCCGATGTCACGTTCGGGTGATTGAACATCCCGAACATGTTGCGGTCAGCGTCGCCAAAATACGCAACACGCTGCATATGCTCTTCGGCACCACGGCGAGCTGCGGCGGCCATCGTGGTATCGATGGGCATATTGAGGTGTTGCGACTTACGCAGTTCGTCCAGCGAATATTCGAACGAGTTGCCAGCGTAGCCAACAGGCACCGAGTCCTTCTTGGCCTTCAGAGCGACGTTGGGCAGGTCGTCAGCATTGGCGCCGATAAATTTACCCAGGGTCACCGCGTCGTAACTGATGTAGTCAACGTTATCAACCCACTCAGGAATTGCCGAGTTAACCGGAATCAGCTCCATGAAGTTGATATTGGGGTACTTGGTCTCATAGATGCGCGGTTCGACCTGAGCAAGTTGCGATATGTAAAACGCAACACCGTCGTCGGTCGTTCGGATCGCGTCGTCAAACACAATAGTTTGACCTGCAGACAGTCCCAGATGAGGGAAGTCCTGGTCAAGAGTGATAGTCTTCTTTGCCATTTTGATTAACCTCCAATGACCAGAGAAACGGCTGCCAAACCGGCCCCCGTAGTTGTTTCTTTAAAACGGGCGCCGTCAATCTTGACGCCCAAAGTCGCATCTGCTCCCACGGCATTATTGGCAACACCAGCTGTTGCCGCAGGATTGACTGCTGTGCCTACGACCGCATATACGTCATCGCCCGCTGAAACAGCATCCAGCGTTTGAACGTAGATAACGCCCGCAGTTAAAACGGAAGCGTCCCGATCTGCAGGAGCACCGCTAGTTGCGCCATCCAACTGTGCACGGTTGAGCTCGCGACGCAGCACACCAATTACGTCTGGTGCGGTGGTGGTGTCATCAACTGGCGCAAAGCCATCGTCACCGTCGCGAGCCACAAACAGGCCCCAAGGCACAACTGCGCCGGATTTATTGAGTTTGGATACGGAGTTGTTTACCTCCGAATCGACGACCATGCCTGCGTAGCGGTCGCCGTGGTTGATCGTGTATCCACCAGTAATAGGCATGATCGTTACTCCTTGCTTTGAGTGAAACGGGCCGCATAAGAGTCGTATGCGGGTTTAGGTTGCTCTTTGACCTGCTTGGCGCCGTCTTCAGCGAGCTTTTTCTTCTGCTCTGCATGAGCGTCAGTTGTCTCGACCTGATCAGCCGCCATGTCAAAGGCCGCTTGGACATATGCGTCAGACTTCTCGGCCCAATCTACTGTCGGACGCGCTTTAGCCAGCGCGGCACGTTGGATTGCGACCGGATCAGTCGAATCAAATGTCAAGCCCGGCGCTACTTTCTCGGCCTTGGTTCGGGCATCGAGCACAGCCTGCACACGGGTGTTAACCGCGTCATCAGCCGTCTCAGCCTTCAGTTTCTCGATTTGTTCGGACTGCCCGTCGATGGTCGCCTGGCGCTTATCCATTTCTGCGTTGGAGTCAGTCACCTGCTTTTTCAGGCGGTCGATGTAGTCCGACACGAGCGCGGCTGTGGCCTCGTCCTGGATTTCCACCGAGCGCCCACTATCCAGAGTGAGTTTGGTCATGGTGTTTCCTTTCGGTTGGTTATCAAAAATTCGGGCTTGCCGCCCTGCTCGTGCTGCCCCTGCGGGCAAAAGTGCTGCATGGTTAATACGAATGCTGCGTTGTATGTAGTCGTAATCGGTTCCGTCGTCGGTTGTTCCGGGCGCATGGTCATATTCCGCTGTGTAGCCAGCGGAAAGCTCTACGAATCCACGCTCTTCGATCATCTTTATCGCGTCGGCATCCTTAACGATCAGATCGGCTGCAACAAAATCACCATCAGCCCGGCCAGGCCCCTTGATGAAGCCGACCGACGTTTTCTTGTAGTTCTTGGCATTAACTAGTTCGCCGGGGTGCATGACGGTAATGTCGGCGCCGTCAAACGAGGCCAAAGAGTCGTCAGCAAAGACTTCTTCGGGTGGCCGATAGACGGTCACCGTTGCGTTAGGGTCGCCATCCAGCCCTAATTCGCGCCGCAGGTACTTTTGTGTCCCTGTTTTTGCCACGCGACCAGGCACCAACAAAAAACCCGCATCGGTGTAGGTGCGGGCTGTTGTCTTGAATGTCGCCTTGTCTTGAATAAATATTTTCGTCATGCTGCTTTCCGTTTATTGCGCTCTACAGCAGAATTGCGTTGTGGCCGCCCAAAACATCGACACTGATAGTCGCTACCTGGTTGAATCCTTTCGCCACGCTCGTTAGTCGGAAGATCGTCCCATCTGTAAATTCCGGGCCCATATCCAACGTCGGCCTTAGCGATTTCATCGTGGCTGTGTCTCACGCGCTCGTCGTGAGACGTAGTCCACTTGAAATACACATAGCCGGCATCAATCTGTCTTTGCTTGGATAATTCCCCGTTGACTTTGGCCGTTTGATCACGTGCTATGAATCGAGCTCGACGTTGACCAACGCCGTACTCATCCTCCACCTGCTTAGCCACTTCTCGTGGTAGCAGGCCGACGCGCATATTCGCAAACACCGAATTGGCTACATTATTCAAATACTGTTCAGGTATCGACTTAATCAGGTTGGCGTTCTGAATTGCGGCGGCCTCCATCGTCGCCCTGATCTGTGGCGAATCCTGCAACACATCAATGCCAAATGAGCGCTTTTGCTGCCGATCAATAGCACCGAGCGTCGTACGAATAAAGTTGGATGCTAGGCGGTCAGCCAGGCGCCGATACCCCCGAGAAGTCCACTTCGCAAGCAGCGCGTCAACAACCGTCTGAACGTCTTGCCCCCATGCGTCTTGAACATACTCCGATTTAAGCGAATGAATGGCCGGAACCAGCTGTGCGTCGATATCTTTCTTAACCGAATTGACAATCCGCTGCAGAACTTGGTTGTACTGAATCTCAGAGCGTGAAGCCGTCGTCATCTTCACCCCCTGATGGGCGCTCGACTCGGCCCAGGCTAAGATCCTCGCTTTGTTCGATTTGGTCGATAACACCATCTTCGTACTGGTAAACCTCGTCGGACTCAAGGCGGCGCATCGCATGCGACCTGCCAATCACCCCGGCATCGAGCAGGATCACGTCGGTTTCGGCTTCAATCTTCTTGGCCTCGGCCTCTTCCTTTCGGTTGGGCTGATACAGTCGGTTCCAGTCATAGTTATAGTCGTCCGGCATGTTGCCTAACGCACTACGAACCATGATCTCATCCAAGACCGACATGGGCCGGTCTAAATGGCTTGTCTGCTTGCTGCGGATGCTGTCGTAGTAATTTTTGAGGTCGCCTTCCCCTGTGGCGTTTAAGCCCTTTGCGGCCTCGCCAAACAGACGCGTTACGGGAATCTCGGCAGCGCCCGAGATCCAGACCATAAAGTTGTCCAGAATCGGCGCAACCCCCGACAGGTTCAGTGTCAGGCGATCAAGCTTCTCATCTCCATCCAAAAGTGCCGTATTGATAATCGACTTCATCTGATCGAAGATGGTGTAACGCTCAATGATCTTGCTTTCTTGATCGGTCGTTAACTCTTCGGACAAGCCTTCGCGCGTGATCACGTCAACGTTGGCCGATTGCATCAACTCGGCAATACCGCCCTTTGCGGACACCGTATCTTTGATGTCCTGCAAACACTTGCGCAGCGCAGAGTCCCCCCAGCCTTGCATCAACACCCGTTGACGGCGTGGCAACTTAGTTCCGACGAACCGGATGAAGTGCGTCCAGTGAATCTTCTGGCTACCTTGATACAAGGTGTAGAACTCGGGCTGTAGGTAGTTTTCTGCCAGCACGTCCCAGGTGTTGATTGAATGCGGGATCAGATCCCAGCGGTCGAACACCAACAGGCGCTGCACCTCGCCTTTCTTGACCATATCCGGGCGAAAAGGCTTTTCAAAGTCCTGGTTTGTAATTGGAAGAATGGCTGAACCGCCAAAGAGCCGAGACCATGACAACGCCTCGTTGACGCAAGACTGAACGTTTAATCGGTCTTCTTCTTTGCGAATTTCGTCTGCATCCTGGCATTTGATTGTGCGCCATTCACGCGTCATGTCGTCAGCAGGGATATCTACAATCTGCCTGGAAATCCAGTCCGTCTGATACGCGGCTTCCAGTTCCTTGTACCCAAACAGGCTGCCGTGGACGAAATAGTTGTGGTCGCGCTTTCCCTTTCCGGTGCCGAGGCCAGAAAGCAGGTTGACCAAACCATCGTTTGTCAATTTGTAGCGTGGTTTGGTCATAACATATCCGAAATTGAAACGCGGGCCAGCATCCCACGTGACGCCGCAATAACAACAGCATCAGCAAGGTTGGGCGATTTGACTTCGCGCTTGGCTAGATCTTTTTTCGATTCCACTTTGACCTTGCCCTGGTTGTCGTAATCGCGCAGCGGCGTGGCCAGCTCGTCCATCAGCCGATCAAGCAATTTCGCGTCAATTTTCTCGCTGTCGATGCTAATCATTTCGTCAGGTCGAAACTTTCGCCCCTTCGTCACCGCTAAATGAGTATTTCTAAACCTATCGGCCAACAGCCACCACGCCTGGGCCTTCAGATTGGCGAAAAAGTCCTTGTTCTTAATCTTCGTTTCGCCGTAATTCTTTTCCGGACGCTCTACCTTACCGGCAGCGTTGAACTTAAAGTGTCTACGCCAGCCCATACTGTTTAGATGCGATCCGGTACCAGCGCCCACGCCAATGCTGTCGTACCCAACTACATCGGCGTCGATCTTCTCGGCGTTCAGCTTCGTTCTGGCCGCCGACTCCCTGAGCTCGTCTTCGCCACCCTTCCACTCATCCAGCAAACAAAGTATTGATCCGTCAATACCAGCGTTCGCGTTTTTATCCTGCCCGTCATCGGCTACGTCATAACCAACGCACTTGCGTCCTGTCCAGGCCCCTTTGATACGCTTGTGCGCGTCAATCGCGGACTGAATCCATGCCCGCTTGATGACTGCGCCTTCGTCTGAGTCATACGGTACACCGAGGTATACGTGTTGATACTCCTCGTAGTCCTCTTCTTTCAGAGCCTCGATAACATCCAACATTGTCTGCGACAGAAACGGATTCTCATCGTAGTTAATCTGTCGAACAATGGTGTTAGGCGGCGGATCCAACACAAACCGCTTATACGCAAAATCAGTCGCCAGCTTCGGATTAAAGATAATCCATATCTGCGACCCCTCTTTTCGGATCGTCGGTTCGAGAATCTTCCACTGCTCTTCGGTAAGGTTGTGCGCCTCCTCGATCCAAAGGATATCGATGCCTTCCAGCGACTTGATTTCGTCGATGTGACGCCATAAGCCGTAAAACATGAACTCGGAGCCCGTCTGGGCGCCGATGATCTTGTTGTCCAGGACCCTGAACTTTTCGCGCAGACCGAATCGCTCGATCTGCAACTTAAGCAGCGTATAGACGGATTCCTCGATCTTGTTTTGAAACTGACGTGTGCATAAGACACGGAGCCGGTAGTTGCTCGTTAAAAAAGTTGCAAACCCTGCGGCGTCCCATGATTTTGAAGATGATCTGCCGCCAACAAGAACTCTGTTGCGTGCTGGCGCAAGCCAAAACGACTTAAGCGCTGGATTAAGCGTCGGCTTCTGAGTCTCCATAAAAGTGCTTGAGTCCTGAGGGCGTGCGATTATCTGGTATTGGATCGCCGCTTATTCCGTAAGCCTCGCGCTCCAACCCAATTAGCGTCCGAAGCGAATCAGAAAGTTGCTTCATCGTGCCGGTACGCGATCCCAGGCTAATAACCTTGTTGTAAATTTCGTTTAGCTTGTCGATGCCCTTGTCGTCGGGCTTGAACATGAGCTCGCCCAACTCGCGAAACAAATCAATGTTCTCGGTCTGGTGCTCCAGCTCAGCCAACAAAGACATCGTCAACTTTTTGGCCCTGACTATGTCAACACGGTGACTGAGGCGAACATCAACGATGGCCTGCGCATTGGAATCGATAACCGCCTTTTCCGTGCGTACCTCGCTGCGTACCTCTTGCTTGCGTACCAGGTCATCAGCCTTGGCATGGATCTTTGAGCGCAGGTCTCGAATCCAGTCGTCTCGCTTGGCGCGCTTACGTATTGCGCCTTCCGTGATGCCTTGTGATGCGGCTATTTCCCGTACTGACAGCAAGCCAGCCCGGTAATCAGCTTCAATGCGTTCCCAGTCTGGCGCTGCCTTCTTTTCTTGCGCCATTTCTTTCATCCAATAAAAAACCGCCCGAAGGCGGTAAGAATCATCCGAAGCACTTCAGAATCGAGGGCCGCTCACCATCGCACACAGGATCGACATCCCAAGGGAAAATACTGAGTTCTCCCGATGACTCCCGAGCTCACGATCAAGCAAGAGGCTTACCCGGCTGCTTCCGTCTCCAACATATGGATTGTCGTATTCAGGGACCATAATTTCCATCACCGGCTGCCAAACTATTTGATCTTGGTGGTTCGTGTACTTGCGTTCCACAACGAGCCGACCGAGCAACCTTTCTTCCACACTCCAATCTAGCCTGAACCGACCCTCGCAGAACGGCGTCGTTATTTTCCCAAGACTCAGATCAGTCTCTTGAGGTTCGAACGCCAAGCCGACGCCATTTGGCATCCGTTCCGGGGAACATACTTTCGCTAAAGTGCTGACTATCTGCGCGCTCCGCTTGCGGATTGACGCTGCATCAACCTCTGCGGTCATGAGTTTGCGCCATTGACTTTCTTCCACGAAGTTGCCGGGCATACCGCCTCCTAGTTGTAATAAGAAGCTACAGCATGCCAGACTTCATCGGAATTTCCCACCCGTACCCCCGCTTGTACGAATACGGGTCCAGTGCTTTTTGCTCCCAAGCCTGCTCTCGAGCCTCGATCCAATCCGCCGCCTCAATGACAGCCAACACATCACCGTGCGGCTCGTCGTCGAGAATGACGCGCCGGTCTTCGTCGCATACCGAAACACAAAACAGCATGGCGACTCCAAAAAGAAAACCCGCCGAATCATCAGACTCTGACGGGTTCGAGCTGCTTCCGAAGAAGCTGGAGGAGACAAGCAGAAAACAAAACCCCGCGTTCGGCGGAGTTCGTTATCTCAAGACGCAATTGTCCTGCCCTGTATTTTGGCGGTTTTCACTGTGGTTTGGAAGATGTAAATGTTGCGGTTTCCACCAGTATTCAGCATCCGCCCCTTTTCGGGTTTGAGATCTCGTGCTAAATACCTGCCCTGACTCCTCAAGGGCTGCTACAACACGGCGCACGCTTTCACGAATTGATGCCCGCTGCTGGGTATTTGCCCATGGCGCAGCATGATTCACGATATGCCGCATTTTGAATCTTCGGCCCGGGTATGCTGCCAGTAAATCAATCACCTCTTTCGCGTACTTCAAGTGAACCTCCGTTGAACGCTATCTCTAAATAAGCCCAGAAACATTCGGTATTCGTCGGCGGACAAGTGAACGCCCGTGACCGTGAAAATCCAGCGTCGCGCCTTTGTTTGGCGCGCATCGCCGGACAAGCCGGCAAACATGGCATTCTTTTGCGGGTACTCAGCGGTAATAATCATTGCCTCGAAGTGAGACAGCGACTTATGCATTTGCTCGACCTCGCGTGCCTGGTCAACTTGAATGGGCCGGAAATCATCTTCCCATGACACATAAGGCGTCATATTCCCAACGGTCTCCCCCGACCAACACCAGCGGGCCCAGTTCCATATCAAATCGTCAGCACTAAGCTTGCTCATATCGAACACCCCTCATGACATGCTCGTTTGGCGGCTAAATACGCTTGGTGTGCATCCTCCGCCTTCGTGAAATACCCAAGGTGTTTGCATTTCCCTTTGACAGTTATGTCAGCTCGAAATTTCTTCTTTCTTTTATCGAAAGTCGCGCCAAGAAGTCCGGTAGATCTATTCTTTTTGGTAGCCTTTCGTTGGTTTTGTCCGTTCACCACTTTAGAAACGTCTCGAAGGTTGTCAATACGGTTTTCAGTTCTCACGCCGTTAATGTGGTCCACCACTCCGGTAGGCCAGCATCCATGCACGTGCAACCATGCCAATCTATTTGCTCTATATGTCTTATTAAACAAACTGACCAACACGTAACCGTGCACGTTATCAATGGTTCCAGCTTCTTTCCCCGCCCATCGATTGTTCCATTGAGTCGGGCCGCTTGGCCTTGCTTTCCACCGGAAAACTCCAGTCAATGGGTCGTAGTCAAGAAGCTCTCGCAGAAGCTCGGCGTCGATGGGTCTACTTGTTTCGCTCGTCATCGGCTTCCTCTTCAAACAGTTTTTCTAGTTCACGCCTGGCTTTGGCTTGCCTGCCCTCGGCTGATCTTTCCTTCTCGCGTTCACGCATCCGCTCAAGGTGCTCACAGACTTTGGAGGGATCTCGCATAGCCCACTTTGGCAAGTCCATTTATCCGATCTCCACAATGACCAGGCCCTGCCCCTTTGTGTCCAATACGTCGTCTACCGTCCAAGGCCGAAAAATCTTGTCGTCGACGCCCAGTGCTTTTGCAATGCCGTCAATATGGTGTTTGATTGCGCCAATACACCCCTCAATGTCGCGATTGCGCCGGTCAGGGAAAACAAACAGCACTTTTGTCGGGGTCCTGGCATGCAGTTGAATTGAGTTGGTGCCAAGAGCCTTTTTGGCAGACCAGTATCCTTCGTCACGAGCGCGTGCCTTTTCTGCCTGGAAAGACATCCACGCCTTGCCGTTTTTATCGTTTGGCCACAGTTTTTTGTCAGGCCATGAGAAAGTGATAGTCAGGCGCTCCAAAGTCATGCGATCGCCCTCGGTGCTTCAAGCGCTAAAAGCTCATCTGCACTCATGCGCTCAAAACCAACCATCGGTTTATCAGAACCACCCAGCAACACCTGTTTAGCGCGCCGCGCGTCTCCAACCAGCACAGGTGGATCAGATTTGTGCCCATTCTGGTTGTTCTGAGCCTCGGCAATCCCGATAAGCGACTTCGGGTATTCCGGGGTTTCGTTGCGTATGCGGTAGCCGCGGTACCGGTTTTCAAACTCTTTGGCGACGAACGGCCAATCGCGCTCAGATTTCGTTCCAAGCGCTACCCATCCACCCATGTCATGCAGAACGCGGTGGATGATCGGATCATCGAACACCACGCTGGCGTATGTGCCAACCTGCCTGATGCTTTTATCGACTTTGGCCCAGGCAACCATTGCGCTGTCTTGGCTCGACCCGCTCAGCATCTTCACCACGTCTGCGGGCTTGGGCATAAACTGACCGGTATCTGGGTTCACGCAATGACGGTTCAACGCATCGGCAACCGCGGCTAGGTCGAATGGCTTCATTGCCTCCCACCAAACGCTACCGGCGAAGTCGGAAATGTCCTGGCGGTAAAACGCGTACACGCCAGCAATCAGCTTGAAGAATTTGGGCTTGTCGGCATCAGTCATCAGATTGTCCTCGCAAGGCGTTCAGCTACTTCACGGTTTCGGGCCTCCAAGGCCTCTTGACGGTTCGGCATGGCGCCGGGTGACGCGCGTATGGCTGGCGACTTTTCGCGACGCACCCAGTTTCGCCATGTGGCCTGCCAATCCACTTTACGGGCATCAGCTCCCCCTTTGGCTAGCCAATAATCACGAAAAGAATCGGCGATGTACTTCACGCCTGCTGGGGTTAAGCCTGGATGTTGCTCCATGGCCCACTGCGCCCATTCGTCAGGCAACTGCCAGTCAGTAGGCAGTCGAGCAGCCTTTGGGGTATTGGATTTCGTGAGCGTTGGGTTCGGCTGCGCAGCAGGCGAACTACTCTCTCTCTTCTCTTCTTCTTTATCTGTATCTTTATCTAGCGTGACATTGCGTGACGCCGCGTGACATTCGGGTTTTTGGGTGTTCTGATTCGTTTCTTTTTCGCGCGCGCGCTGTTCCCGCTTGCGCTGAGTCGCAGACTTGGCGCCGGTTTCCGAATTGCCAGCGTCTTCACGCTTGGGCTGTCTAGCATCCCATCCAGATAGCCGGTCACCATCCAGCACCCGGCCTTTCATCGCATCGAGAACGGAACTTACTGCTTCCTCTGTCACGTCCAATGCGCTAGCTAAATCCTCTGTCGTGACATTTACGTGACCTCGCGTGACATTACGTGACGCATCGACTAACAGGTGTAGATACATCGCCTGCACCAAAGCGATCGGCTGGCCAGAAACCCGGGCAATAGTTCGCCACTTTGGGTCATTCGGCATGTCATGCCAGAGTCGGAGCCATGAGTTAGACATCAGGCCACCTCCATTTCGAACGCAGCAGCAGTCAAAGCCTCGCGAGGCAATAACTGACCGTGATCTATCAATATGCGAATGCAATACTGCAGCAGTTCACGCTGGGGGCCATATTTAGCCTCAAACTGCCCTTTCCATGGGTGAACAGCGATCAGCCCTTGCACACCTGTGCCGTCTTGGTGGTGTCCTGAACACAGAGGCAGAACCAGCCAATGGGCCGCCGGTTTGGTGCGTCCATCGATGTGATGAATGCTGACTAAAGGGTTATGAACACCATCTTTTCTGCAGGCTATGCAGCCAAGATCAGCCAGGAGGCCGTGATAATGCTTTTGGGCTAAGGTCGCGGATTTTCCTTTCATAAGAACCCCACCATCTTGTCCACGACGCTATCCAAATCGGCGCGGGCGTAATTACGCAGGACGCGCTGCAAAATGACGTTGGCGACAGCCGAATAGACGCGCTCAAACTCGGCGTCATCCATGCTGGCAAAGCTGATGCTTTTGGCCTCGGCGCGTACGTCACCGTTGATATTGGCTACGGGCTCGTAGAAGCCGGCCGCAATAATGCAGTCTTTGCGAAACCGTTCTTTGTTTTTTTGAACCGGCAGGCCACGATGCTCGGCTTCGGGCGGCTCCCAGGCGTCAAAACCGACGTCCAGCATTGCAAAGAACTTTCGATGGAATCTGTAGTTGCGCATTGCCGAGACGTTTGCTTTTACGGTGGCGCCGACCTTGAAGCGCTTGCACGCCTCGACCTGGTCATCATCAAACGGGATAAATGCGCCTTGCGGGGTTTTGACTAGCAACAATTCCATCACGCCACCGCTCGAATCATGCCGACGCGCTCCATTCGTTCAGCCAATTTCGACATCGCCTTTTGCGCCTCGATAAATTCCCGTTGTAGGCGCGCGCGTTCATCTTCAGGCTCAATCGGCGTTGGATCGGAATATCCTGTTTCGCGGCTAAGGTAGTTGATGCCCGCATGACAACCTACTTCGCGACCGATTTTGATTAACAACAAAACCTGTTCGGGGCTAAATTTCTCTGATCGTGATTCGTTCAGGCAATCAAGCAGTGTTCTGTGAGCAGCGTCCGGCGTCTTTTCTGGCCACAGCTTGCAGCCAACGGCTTTTGACCCGCCAGCACTCTTAACCACCTCTTTAAGGGCGTCTGCAAAAGAGTCATAAAACAGCGCTTCTTGGTTCATTTCCGAACCTCCCCGAAATTTTCGGAAGCCTTCGGATGGTCTCCGCAAGGCAAAAAAAGAGAAGATGTTGCCGACAACAACTTCGGAAAGTACGAATGGCGCCAATTACTCAGTTCACGCAAAATCAGCACATGAACGAAGACACCAGCAAACAACTTTTTGATTTGGCCGTAGACCTTGCCTACCAAGCCTTTGAAGAGCCCAGTGACGACCATATAAAGGGCGTCTATCTCCGGCTGGTGATTAACCACCAATGGGGCCTGGGCGATAACGGCGCAGTAACGGTGCACTAAATGGAAATACACTTTGACCCGCCCGACGACGAAAACGAGTTGCAGGAACTGATGAACACGGCCTGGGCGCTGGCGGTGACGCAATTCGGCCACGAGCCTCCCTACGAAGAGGTGCGCAAAATCTTTATTCGGCTGATTTTTGAGCAAAGCAATGGGACTGATGATGATTGAGCTAGCCATGACTCACCCCAGTATCCCCGCGCGTCGTAGAATCGGAAGTACCGACTACAACGTCATCTACGACGGGGGGATTCTCTTTATGCCGACAAATGACGCTACGCCCGCAGAACTTAGATATGTCGCACCCATGTTTCTTGAAGTGGGGGCAATTATTCCTCCAGGAAATTTCGGCAAGAACATCATGGCCCATACGCCTGAACGTATGAATGGATGGATGCTGGCCAGAGAATTGATCATGGAGCGTGTTCGCCTTCAAGTTGCGCCTCATCTTCCAAGTAGATTGAATTGCTGTTTTTTGTTTACCAGTGACGTCGCGGCTTTCCATGGTGCAGCAGACTTGACTACCGGGCTTCTCGCGCCATGTATCTACAAAGTTGAGCTGGTCAATCCTTCCGCCCCTAGCTGCTTCGGTGATTACGACACCGTCCGAACTATTGACGAGAAACGGTTCTTTGAAAGCGTGACGCAGGTCGCTCAGCAATATTGGGCATCCGCCTCGACTGGCCAGTTGAGAGAAGGTTGCTTGCCGGAGTTTTTGACGCTTTCCCCGGTACGAGTTGTTCAAAAAATAAATATTCCTTCGCATGATCATTTGTTTCCTGTCACCAAAAGCGGCCATACATTGGGTTCCGCAACTCAGCCAGACCCTTCTTAGGAACATTCAAATCGGACAATTCAAATTTGATGTCAGCTACCACTTTCTGTAATTCAACTATTGCCCGCTCAATGCGATCCAAGCGACCAGACATGTCGTTCAGATTTGCTTCATGGGTTTCACGCATGTTCAGCCTCTTTGAGTTCTGGCTTGGACGTAAACTCAGTAACAAGACCATCAATCGTCAGGCGAGAGTCAGCCTCAGCAAGGCGTTTGATGACAGCTATGCTGGGTTTCTTGCCACGCCAACGCGTTGCTATTTGCCAGAGGTAGCCAGGATCAATGCCCGCTGATTTCGCTAGGCCTTCGCGGGCTTCCTTGTCTAGCGTCGGATATAGGTCTGTAAGTTTCATAGACATATATTAGCGCTGCGCTATGCATAAAGTCAATAGCGCTGCGCTACACCAAACAATTAGCTCTGCGCTGTCTAATTAACACCTATGAAAACTGTCGAAGAAGTCCGCCGGATACGCTTAAAAATGCTCATTAACGAAGTGGGCGGACGCGCTGCCGACCTCAATAGGGTGACTGGAAAGATAGATAGAGATTCGACATATAGCCAAATCCTGAACCAGTCCCTGGGAAGCAAAACAAAAAAGCCAAAGCAAATGGGATCCCCTTTGGCCCGAGAATTGGAGGTTGCCCGCAACAAGGAAATTGGCTGGATGGATACGGACCCGGACCTTTCTGATGACGCATGGCCGTTCCCGCGGATACAGAAAAGCAAGATTCTCGCACTTGATCATGAAGACATCGTCCGTCTGGAGGCGGCGATTGAATCAGCCGCACGAGATCTGCGGCTAGACATCAAAAAAACCTAGCCGCCTTTTGGTGTGGGTTCGGGCTATAAGCCGATAAGCACCAAGGCCCCTATTCTGTGAGCGCCAAAGAAGCGCAATAGGTCAAAATATGAAAAAAGTATTTATCGCTGTACTTACGACAATCGCACTCGCGGGTTGCGCGCCGGCAACGCTTGATGGGGTGCGCCAAATGGGGCCAGAAAGATCGACCACATTCACCGCCGATCAGAATTATCAGCAGGTGTACAGAAAAATACTACGCCAAGCACGGGCCTGCCACCGAACTGGCATGATCACGGCGCAAATGGTTGTGCAAGGCGACCTTTATCACGACATACAGACCGGGACCGTTTCAGTGGCATTGCATGGCGGGCTCGGGGTCGACACATATCAGGTTATTGATGTCGTGGCCGTGGATGAATCGACAACAAAAATCACGGGGCACTATTCGTTAGGTAGCGTCCAAGAGCAGGGCGAACTGTTGCGGGCCTGGGTGCTGCGGGACTCCACCGAATGTTCCGCTTAGCTTCGCCTGGTGGGCGCTGAGGAAGGGGAATTTTTGCCCTTCAAGTAACAAAAGTTTAGTTTGATGTGAGGATGTGAGGAAAATTGAAATCAACAAGCCAATAAATCTGGAGGGTATTTAGAACATGACCGTCGAAGATAACGAAATAATCCCTGGGCGGGATGTGATCATAGTAAGCAGAGGAATTGATCGGCAGTTGCATTATGATCTATCACGTAGAATTCAAGAGAATAAAGCACAAAAGTCTTGTACGCTGTTCTTAACCACAAGAGGAGGCGATCCAAATGGCGGCTACCGGATCGGACGCTGCTTAAGACATCATTACGAGCACATTAGACTGGTCGTTCCAAGTTATTGCAAAAGCGCCGGTACGTTAGTAGCTATTGCTGCCGATGAGTTAGCAATCGGTGATTTAGGGGAGCTGGGGCCTCTAGACGTACAGGTCCGAAAGCAAAATGAGATGCTTGAGAATAACTCTGGGCTCGACTTCAATGAGTCGATGGAGGCCGCCTTGCAACATGTAATGCGCGCTTTCCGGTACGCGTTGGTAGATATTCGAGGTGGAACACGGATATCAACACGCCTTGCCGGCGATTTTGCGACAAAAGTAGCAGCGAGCATCGCCGCACCCCTGTATTCCCAGATCGACCCGAACAGGGTCGGCGAAATGCAGCGGGCAATCGCAATCGCACTTGAATATGGACAGCGCCTTAACGATCTGTCAAAATCCTTGACTGATCATGACTCTTTAAGAAAGCTGGTTGCGGATTACCCTTCGCACAGTTTCGTAATTGATAGAAAAGAAGCCGGAACTCTTTTTGCAAATGTTTCTCATCCAACGGAAATGGAAGTTTCGATTTACGAGAGATTGTGGGATCATATGCAAGACGAGTCCAACTTCGGACCAATAGTTTTACCAAGCAGTTCCAGCGAGGTCAATAATGAAAACCATCACCCATCTCAGTGCGCAGAAGATGCTGCGCAGCACGATTCAAGCGCCACAGAAGGCAATGCTTCAGCAAGCGATACAGACCCAAGCGGAAAAGGCCGGGAAAGTGGCGAAGATGCTTAATGACCGGCAGACGTTGACCACGAACATAAAAATAAAACCACGGTCATCGGCTTAAATCAACCCAACCCACCAAACCGCCAGCCTGGCGGTTTTTTCTTGCCCTCTCCCCTCTCCTAAATAGAAATCTACCCGGTCGTTCTGACTAGGGTTTTCCCTCAATCATTCCCGCAGCGCCACACCCCTCAACGGCTCCCAAAAGCTATCCACAAGTTATCCACTGGTTATTACTTGTACTGTATTTTTATACAGTGTAATTTGTGTGTACGATCGGAAAACGTACGGAGGAAAAATGGCACGCAAGGATAAAAAAGGCCGAAACGCAAAAGCGGAAGCAAAACGTATCGCGCATAAACACTCGCCTAGGAAATTAACAAAAAACCCCGGCTTCGACTTAGAAAACCAAGCGATTCAACAAATACTAGATAACGTCATACGCCTACAAACCTTTCTTGCGCTGCGAAGTAAAAAGTAATTAGTTTGCCGTCCCAGAATGAGACCCGCTTAGCGCGGGTTTTTTTGCGACTGGTGAAAATAATTAGCGCTCCGCTATTGACATATTGATTAGCGCCGCGCTATTATTCACCCATACACCACAGAACAGTTAAGGCAAAGCCAGCTTAGTAATGGTGTTAGCAGTAACACGCTCTTAAACAACTCGACCGATAAATACCGCGCCCTGCTTTATATGGGCAAGCGACTGCGCGGCTGCCCGACTGCATGGGGGCAGAAGACAAACCCATGAAAAACCGTCACCGCCTTGGGCTGTTTGTGTCAGCGCTAAGAAAGGCAGTGTGATGGCGATCCGAAAGGACGCGTGTAATCAGCCGAACGCGTTGTATTCGAGCAGATGACCACCGGGAGAAGTCCGGGACACTGCGAGCCGCCATCGGCGGGAGTTGCGCAGATAAGTAAAACCGCAATGGCCTCTACGGAGGCCACATGCGAATCGCCACTGGTGGGCAGTGCTGCGATTTTCATGTGAGGACGATATGAGCACCAAATCATTTAGCGATGTTCTGCAAGAGCTGCGTTATGGCACCTTGCACGACGAACTTTCAGAGAAGCTACAGGAAGTAGTTAATGCCTGCGTCGAAACAGGCAAAGTTGGCGGCTTAACACTGTCTATCAAACTCAAGCCCGGGAAAAGCGGTGAGCTTGAACTGATTGACCAGATCAAAACGCAAATACCGGAGCTGGAAAAAGGCACATCAATCATGTGGGCCACGCCGGAAGGCAACTTGCAGCGCCAAGACCCTCGTCAGATGACTATTGATGGTCTGAAAAGCATCGGCAAGGAAGACCGACCGCTTAAAACCGTATAAGGAAAACCATGGAACATCTCATTAAAGATGCGCTGGCAGCGGGAACCGCCCTGGCAGCCCAACAAGCCGTTGGCGACGGCCCGGGCAAAATTGCAGTGCTGCCGGAAGGTTATGAAGTCCAAAGCCTGGAAAAGTTTGGGCTTACGCCAGACCGAAAGCGTGGCATTGTGAAGATGAATGACGCCAAAAGTTTTGTCGAGTTCTTCAACATGCATGCCGATACGCACAGTTCGATATACGCCAGCGTCAACCCTCCTGGGTTTGTAGGCGTAATAAACGACCACGGCACAGACCCAGCCTGGCGTGACTTTCGCGTTGAGTACTCATGCCCGCACACTGCTGAATGGCTCGAATGGACGCGCAACGACAAAAAAGCAATGAAGCAATCGGAGTTTGCGGCATTCATCGAAAGCAATCTGCCCGACATTTTCGAACCGAGCGGCGCTGACATGCTGGAAATCAGCCGAACCCTGGAAGCCAAAAAGAAAGTTAATTTTGCTTCTGGCATTCGTTTGGCCAACGGACAGCAAGAGCTCACATACGAGGAAGACATCCAAGGCACTGCATCTAAAGGGAAATTGCAGATTCCTGAAACCTTCAAAATCGGCATTCAGGTACTGGAAGGCGGCGAACCATACGCCATCGAATGCCGTTTACGTTACCGAATCAACGACGCAAATCTGGTGATGTGGTACGAGCTAGTCCGGCCCCACAAAATTCTCGAAGACGCAGCCAAAGCCGTATGGGAGCAAATCGCTGTTGACACCAATCGTCGCATCTATAACGGCAGCATTTAACACAACTTTATTCGACAGCCAGTTACCCGGAGCCCACTAAGTGGGGAGTAGCCGGGGGCTGGTTGTCCGGTTATCCGAAAGCGCCACGGGTTGGCGTTTTCTGATGACAACAAGGAGATAAACATGACAACAGAAGCAGCCGCAGCACTCTATGAAGCACAGCACATATATCAAATGCAAGGCCGGCCAATTGCCATTTACAACCCGCACGATAAGCCTGTTTCGGATTTGCCGGTTATTTACGGCTTCAACAACGGCGGCCGACCAGGCTGGTTTAGCGGCGCCTTGATATCGCAAGATGGCAAATGGCTGGGCGGACACCTATGTTCGTCAGAGGCATACATGCCACACGACCTTGGAATTTTGGAAGGTTCACGCCCTGACCGACACGAAGAATTTAAAGAGCATTATCCAGACGGCTACCGCATGGAGTTTGTCGGATATGACGACGTTCTCAGCCATGAAGGCATTAAAAAAGCCGCTGAACTGGCGGATGAAAAGGAAAAGCAAGCCACTAGCCAAAGCAAGGGGTGAGGCATGACTAACGTAAAAATGCCTGATCCGGTGGCTTTTTTGGTTACTCATAGGGTTTATCCAGAAATCGGTAGCACATTGCACCATGACGCCTCGTTTGCTGTTGACAAGGATGATCTGAGCGTAGAGGACTTAATCACCACCACCCAAGCCCAAGCCTATGCTGATGAACGGGTGATGGAGGCGCTTGAAAAGGCATTAGATGCATTAAATCAAGCGCGTGACTCTATTGGGGCGGGTTCATTTGCCGAGGATAGGCAACACGAGCGCGGAATTGTTGGGCCTTATCTGGATGGCTTGGACGATGAAATTCGCGCCCTATTCCCAAAACAATCAATGCCTGCATAGCTGGGAATCCCCCAGGCTCAGGCCCCTTTCCGGCTGGGTAAGCCGGAGTCATCAAGCCAGGGGCGGCCAAGCGAATGCATCTTGGTAAGAGCGCCCGTTTATGGACCCAACCGGCTGCTAAAGCGGCCCCGGGGCGTAAAAATAAGGTGACGAAAGGATCCCCGCACACTAAAGCCGGCACAGGCGACCGGCCCCCTGACTTGATGGCAGTGCAAACGTAGGCGCAACCCCGCCAGCCGAAAGACGGGGCCAGCAACCAAGGGAGGTAATCATGTGAACCACCAGACCGCCCTGCGCCGGCAAAGTGCAGGACTATCACGCATGGCGACTTGCCCGGTCTGCACGCCGGGTCGGTGCAGCGATAAGAAAGGCCTTAGGGTTGAATGAGTCGACAGCCGTGATGGTGAATGCGTAGGCTGATGCGCAAGTGGGCCACAGTAGCCCTGTACGGAGTGGCCCTATGTACAGGGAAGTCGGAGTTCAGCACCGACCACCATCAATTACCTGTCAGCGACTTTGAATACATTGGCGTTTGATGGCAGGTAGAAACCGAAGCGGATGCCGCAGGTAGGGAAAACGGATTGCGAGTGTCGCGGTCGGCCTATTGCGCTGTGGTGCAGCTTCTGACAGCCCGGAAAGACGGGCAACTATTTCCAAAACGGAAATAGTACCTAGTGACTACTGCAAATAGTCACCACTGGCACTTTCCATTTCGGAAACACCCAAACAACCCACACCCAGAGAGAGCAACGATCCGCGCCAAATGTCGGCCAGAAACGCGGGGAGCCAATGGCCGACTTAACCGGGGCGCTTTCCAAGGCTGGAAAACCGGGGATGGTTATAGCAAAACCTTGGCACCCGCTGCCTTTGCGCAGCCGCCCGGACGAGGGTAACCGGGCACCTTTAAGCAGTAGCGTTCAGGAAAACGTCTTGGCCGCGTTGACTTCGCTGACCTCCTTCACCGAACCAGTGCCTTATCTGGGCCTGAGCGCTACTACTTAAATTTCCTTCCTCCAATTTTCGGAGAAATCACCATGACCTACGTTCTCGACCGGGGCGGCATTGCTGCCTGTCCTGATGACCCCGCGCGCGTTGCGCCACCCGAAGAAAACGCCCTTTATCCCCGCGTTCATGCGCGAATTGAGCGTGACGCCAAGCAGGAAGCGATTACCGATATCAAGCTCATTTTGACATCCGGAACCGGTGTTTTCGAGTCCTATGACAGCTATGGCCACAAATGGATTCTGCCAGCCGGTGAACTGTTTGAGGCTTTGACCGAAAACGAGGAAAGCGACGACCTTGCCTTGATTCTCGGCGCCGTGATCAATCCGGCAAACGGTGGCAAGGAAAAGCTCGAAAGCCTGATCGAACGCTTTGCCCAAAGCCATGCGCAATGTGTAGCCGATGCCACGACCTCTCAGCACTTGGAGCCCGCACATGACCGTTACTGAATACGCATTAATGCTTGTCGCCACGGTAGCGGTGGCAGCCGTTTGCGAAGGTGTTTGGATGAACTGGATTCGCCCTCGCCTCGCCCACCAATTCGGATGGAAGGAAGTGCGGCCAAACGAACGCATTCCAGCAGCGGCATGGGCAGGATCGGCAGCCGTCTTGCTGATCCTGTTCGTCTTTCTCCCGTTTGTCGGTGTCGCAGCAGGTTATTAACAAGGAATATTGAAATGAGCGAAGTACTCGAAAAGCAATCTACCGAACTAGTTGAACTCCCTCCTGCCGAAACCGCCCTGCAAGTTTACCAAAAGCCAAACGGCCTTGACCCTTGGCTGCAACGGATACGCGACCAGGTGACCGGGGTTGCTCCAGACCTGACTACCAAAAAGGGCCGCGACGAGATCGCCAGTCGGGCATTCAAGGTACGCAAGTCCAAGACTGCCCTGGATAATCTCGGAAAGAAGCTGGTAGACGACCTGAAGGAAATCCCCAAGAAAATCGACGCCGAGCGCAAACGGGTACGGGAAACGCTTGATGCCCTGGCTGATGAAGTGCGCAAGCCGTTAACTGAATGGGAGGCGGCAGAAGAAGCAAGGCAGGCAAAACACAATAGCAACGTCTCAAGGCTGCACCAGTTCGGCACAAACGCCAGCCAGAACCTTGAATCAGAAGTGCTGCGCGACATGATTGCAGAGGTTGACTCCATCCTCGTGGACGAGTCTTGGGAAGAGTTCGAAGCCGAAGCACACCGGGCAAAAGCTAAGGCAATGGAGGCGCTGAGCACTGCCCTAGCCGTCCGCGAGAAATACGAGGCTGAACAGGCTGAACTCGCCCGACTGCGCGCCGAAGCTGAGGCACGGACCAGAAAGGACGAAGAAGAGCGCATTGCCCGCGAAGCCGCCGAACGCGCCCAACGTGAAGCCGAGGCAAAAGCTCAGGCAGAACGGGAGGCCGCCGCAAAGCGAGAGGCCGAAGCTAAGGTCGCTGCCGAACGTCGCGAGTTGGAGTTAACGCTACAAGCCGAAAAAGCCGAACGCGAACGTCTGGAAGCAATTGAACGCGCCGAACAAGAAAAACGCGATGCCGAGGAACGTCATCGTCAAGCCTTGGAGGCAGAACGCAAACGCCAAGCCGACGAAGCGGCACGAGTCGAAGCTGAAGCCAAGGCACGAGAAGCCGACCGCGCCCACAAAAGCAAAATCATGCGCAGCGCAAAAGAAGCCGTTATGAACGCGGGCATTACTGAAGACCAGGCCCGTGACGTCATAAAGCTAATTGCAGCCGGACACGTACCCAACGTACGAATTCATTATTGAGGAAGCCATGAGCGAGATTATTGAGACACAAGCACAACGCCAACAGGAAATTGTGAATCCTTACCAAAATCCAGTACAGACAACTCCAGCGGACCTTTTGCGGATTGCAGTGGAGCAAGGGGCCGATCTGGATAAGCTTGAACGCCTCATGGATTTGCAAGACCGATATAACGCCACGCAGGCAAAAAAACTCTATGACGAGGCTTTCGCAGCTTTCAAGGCTGAAGCGGTCAAGATTATCAAGGGTCGAGCCGTTACGGATGGCCCACTCAAAGGCAAGAGCTACGCCGAACTTCATGATGTGGTCAACGCGGTCACCCCCGCCCTGTCCAAACACGGCCTATCGTCAAGCTGGAAGCTGACCAAAGACGAAAAAGACTGGATGGAAGTCACATGCTACTTGCGTCACATCGGCGGCCATGAAGAAAGCGTGAGCATGGGCGGCCAGCCAGATGCCGGCGGCGCAAAGAACGCCATCCAAGCCCGTGCCAGCACCAAGACCTATCTTGAGCGCTACACCCTCAAGGCCATCACCGGCCTGTCCGAGCAATACGACGACACTGACGGACGCACACCGGTTGATGAAAGCGTTGTTGATGACTGGGTTGCAGCCGCCGAAGGCGCTGGCAGCCTGGATGAGCTTGAGAAAACGTGGCAAGACGGTCAAAAAGAGTTGGCAAAGACTGATTCCCTTGCCGTCTACAACCGATTCAAAGTGGCTGTTTTGGAAAGCCGCAAACGATTAGGAGGTAAGAAATGATATTCGTTGAATGCCAACAAGGAACACCAGAGTGGTTTGCCGCTCGCGCTGGCGTAATCACAGCCAGCAAGTTCTCCGACGCCGTTTCAACCTTGAAGAACGGCGACCCCAGTCAGGCCAGCAAAGACTATGCCTACCGAGTCGCGGTCGAGCGAATCTACGGCGAAACCACCGAAGATACTTACCAGACATTTGAAATGCGGCGTGGCCAAGAGCTTGAGCCACTTGCCCGTATGGCCTATGAACTGAAAACGGGCGGTCTTGCCGAAGAGTCGGGCGTCGTACTGACCGATGATCGGATCTTCGGCTACTCCACCGACGGCCTGGTCGGCGATGATGGTCTGATCGAAATCAAATGCCCCAACTCAGCCCGCAAGCTGGTGGAAATGTGGGAAACCGGCGACCTGTCGGAATATGAGCATCAGATACAAGGCGGCATGTGGATCACCGGCCGCAAGTGGTGCGACTTCATCATGTACGCCCCCCAGCTCGAGCCGGTCGGCAAGCACCTATACATCAAGCGTGTCGAACGTGACGACGACTTCATTGAGGCGATGGAATCGAAGCTGTGGGAATTCGCCCGCCGCGTTCAGTCGCATGTCGATAACTTGAAAAAGGAGGCCGCGTGATGGCTCAGTTATTTGGATTAGCCCGAATCGGACGGGACGTTGAAATTAGATACACCCAGGACGGAACGCCCGTTGCAGGCGTGGCGTTGGCCTTCAATTATGGCAAAAAGGGATCCGACGGAAATAAACCGACTCAGTGGGTAGAGGCTTCTATTTGGCGTCAGCGCGCAGAAGCACTTGCACCCTACCTTCTTAAAGGCACAAAAGTTTGCGTGACCGTTGATGATATCCACATTGAAACCTATCAGCGGCAAGACGGCGGTTCAGGGGTGAAGCTTGTAGGAGTTATCTCAGCAATCGAATTTGCTGGGTCACCACCACAAGGGCAAACGCAACCCCAGCGACAAGCCGCACCACCGCCGCAACAAAGGCCGGCAGCGCCACAAGCTCCAGCAGCGAATCTGAACGACCTCGACGAATCAGACATCCCGTTCTGACCCCCAACCACTACGGAGCCCAGGCCCCCAATAAGGGCTTGGGATTTACTTATGGCCGAACGAAAGGCTGAGGCAAACCACAAAGGTTCGCCACCAATACCAGTACTGCGACACATCAGCCCCGGCCAAAAGGTTGTATTGGCGCATGAAAGTAAACAGCGGGTTTTGCTCAAAACAGACCGCTGGTACGGCTACTTCGACGGCATGAAAGCCAGCCTATGCCACCCGGTTAACCCGGCCTGCATGGTGTTTGGCGAGGGTGGGTGGAGAGTGAGGGAAAAATGAAAGCCATAGATTTATTTGCTGGCCTGGGTGGAAACTCTGAAGGCGCTCGGCAGGCTGGCGTATCGGTTGTGTGGGCAGCAAACCACTGGCAGCCTGCCGTTGATGTTCATGCAGCCAACCACCCGGGTACAAGCCACATATGCCAAGACCTGCACCAGGCAGATTGGACGCAAGTGCCTATGCATGACCTTCTGATGGCTTCGCCAGCCTGCCAAGGGCATACTCCGGCACGCGGCAAAGAGCGCCCTCACCACGACGCAACACGATCTACTGCTTGGGCTGTTGTAGATGCCGCTGAGTTTCATCGCCCAACTTTTGTGATGATTGAGAACGTACCAGAATTCGCCAAATGGCAACTTTACCAGCCTTGGTGTGCCGCCATGTCTGCACTTGGCTATGCGCTCGCACCGATGATTCTGGATGCTGCCGATTTTGGAGTGCCACAACACAGGCGTCGGATTTTCATCATTGGTACACGCACCAAACACCCGGTTGAGTTGAGGCTGCCACAACTTGAACATTTACCCGCGTCGTCATTTATCAATTTCGACGAGGGTGCATGGACGCCAGTTGAGCAATCCAAGCGCAGCCCTAAAACTCTGGCCAGAATTGCGGCTGGCAGAAAACGCTATGGAACCAGATTTCTAGCACCCTATTACGGGTCAGGCTCTGGCAAAACAGGCCGTTGCCTATCTCGCCCGATAGGAGCAATCACAACCCGTGATCGTTGGTCCGTAATAGACGGCGACCGAATGCGGATGTTGACTCGCAATGAATGTCGGGCAGCTATGGCTTTCCCAGACACCTATCAAATTCCCGACAACCATCGTCTCGCGGTCCATATGCTGGGCAATGCTGTGCCGCCACCGATGACCAAGGGCGTTATCGAGGCCTTGCTCAAAGCCGCCTAACTTATCCACACAAACTGTGAATAACCCACTGGAAAACCCTATGACAACCGATAAAGACACTGATGTGACACCGGGTTGCGGGCAGACGGTCAATAACTGCCCGAAACGCTACGCACTCGGCAGCAAGCATTACAAACAGGAGGTCGTTCCCTGCATGATGGAGCACCCGCAGGGTAAGTATGTGCTGTTCACGGAATACCAAAAACTTGCAGCTCACAATCAGTACTGCGAAGCGCTGATAGCAAAGCTACGTGGCGACAAGCAGAGCCCTCAGGGGCCGAGCAGTCGTTTGTTTGGGGGTCGGTCATGAAAGAGCGCCCCATACTTTTCAACGCCGAAATGGTCCGGGCGATTCTGAGCGGGCAAAAGACTCAGACGCGACGGGTCGTGAAGCCGTACGAACCGCGACTTGGATCAATCGCCGTGCCGTCAGATGTGAGCTACTTGCCTGATTTCACCTGCTATCGCGCCACATGCCCCTACGGGGACCCGGGCGATCAGCTTTGGGTGCGGGAGACATGGGCCAAGCCCACCACACTGGACCCTGGACCGGTCGTCTACCGCGCTGATTACCCTGACTGCGTGCCCCGCTGGTACGAAAACGTGCCACCAGCCGACGCCATCACATGGAAGCCAAGCATTCATATGTTTCGACGCGATAGCCGCATACAACTCGAAATAACCGGAGTTCGAGTTGAGCGCTTGCAGGATATCAGCGAGGAAGATGCTCACCATGAAGGTGTAGACAACAAACTTTGCGCCGAATCAGTAGGCAGATCACCACTGAAGATGGGGATGGCTACCCAATGCGGGTATGCGTACTTGTGGGACAAGATCAACGGCCCCGGCTCATGGGATACAAACCCGTGGGTGTGGGTCATTGAGTTCGAAAGGATGAAGCCATGATTGACCTAAACCGAGAGCGCCACTCAATCGGCGTTGCTGTTATGCGTGCCTGTGAAGTCTTGCCCGATGGCTGGACAGTACGACTTGACTTGGAAAACGGCTCTGGAACTGTTTGTTTGATCGACTCAGACGGTGACTGCATTGACCTTGACTTGTCGCTTGAGTGCTTCAGCGACGAAATTAATGCGGCTATTGAGCGTGCATTAAGGCAGGAGGAATCATGACCCAAGACATTAAATTACCGCCAGCATGGGGTTCTGCAATAAATGATACTGGTAACGATCATGTAGATTTGTATTCAAAAGATCAAGTTATTCAAATCATCGAAGCAGATCGGCAGAAACTCGAAAACGCAATGGTTGATATTGTTCCTCCGGCTACGCAACGTGAACGCTGGATGTATCAGCAAGGACGACTTGCTGAGCGCGACCCCCGCACTCCTGGCTCATTAGCCCACGAAACGCAGCAATGCGGGGAGCCTATCGATGGCTACACATTGGCAATGAAAGTCCGCGAAGATTTAGATAGACAGGCCTGCCCTGACTTCTACATGACAACGGCGGTGGAATCTATTGTGAGGCATTTAGCATCGCCGCAACCCCAACAACAGGCGAGTGAGCCGACCGTTCCGCCAGTCTGGGTTACCGATCAGTACGGCGGTATGTTTGACGATCTTACAGCAGGACAAGGATACCGCCTTGGCTGGAACGACTGCCGAGCGGCCATGCTCAAAAAAACACCACAACCAAACATAGTTGGTTTTGATTTAGCAAGCGGACCAGATGAAGCAGTGTATTGGGATGGAACAAGCCCACCAACCAAATGACCCGAACCACTGAAATACTGAAAGTAACCGCGAAAGCGTGGAAATTGGAGGTGCAGACATGTTCCTTACAGATGAACAGTTGGCCGACTTTACCGAAATCCGAACCGGCAAAGGCGGCAAAACACGAGAGCAATTGCAATGCGAACACTTGCGCAAAATCGGAGTGCCGTTTTATCCAAGCGCTAGGGGCAAGCCGATGGTAGTTGCTGAAGTCCTAACCGGGCGTAAAATCGAAAATCCAAAACCGAAGTGGCAGCCGAAGGTGTTACAAATGAGGTGACAATATGGGCCGAAAGCCATACAAAAATACCAACCTGCCCCCGCGCATGAGAGCCAGAAAGCAACGTAGCGGGAAAACCTACTACTACTATGAAATGGCAGGCAGAAAGGAAAAAGCCCTGGGCAGTGATTACATTCTGGCTTTGCAAGAATGGGCCAAATACGAGCAATTAGAAAACGTGGTTAGCCCGACATTTAATGACGCCGCCGATCGTTATCTTGTTGAAGTCCTGCCGACCAAGTCCTTTCGCAGCCAGAAAGACACACCGAAAGAACTTGTGAATTTGCGCGAATTCTTTGGCGACGGTTTTTTAGATGAAATCGAGCCGGTACATATTAATCAGTTTTTGCATTGGCGAATTGCAAAAGCCAAGAAGTGGATGCAAGAAAATGGCCAGAAAATCACTAAGGAAACCGGCCACGTTAGAGCGAACCGAGAGCGGGCGCTGTTTAGTATTATTTTTAATTACGCTCGATCAATTGGTTTGACGGCCGTAACAAACCCATGCCAGGGTGTTAAAGCCCTGAAGGAATCGGGCCGCGATGTGTACGTTGAGGACTCTATGTATCAGACCGCGTGGAAGGCTGCTGGAGAGCCGCTACGGGATGCCATGGATTTAGCATACCTGACCGGGCAAAGGCCAGCCGACACCGTGTCACTGACCGAGCACGACATTAAAGACGGGTATTTACACATCAGGCAGGGGAAGACTTCGGCCAAATTGAGAATCGCGGTCACCGGAGAGTTGGAGGCAGTCATTCAGCGAGTCAGGGCCCGTCGCAGCCAATACAAGATCATTAGCACTTACCTGGTACTCAATCAGTACGGCAGGCCGGTTTCGCGTAGGACGGTGGCAGCCTGGCTGAGAGACGTCAGAAAAGAAACCGGAATTGATCCCGAGTCGTTCCAGTTTCGTGACCTTCGCGCCAAGGCCGGAACCGACAAAGAGGACACTCAAGGGATGTCCGCAGCCAAAGACCAATTAGGCCACACCAGCGAGAAAATGACCGCTCACTATGTGAGGCACAGGCTGGGGAAAAAGGTGGGTCCAACGCGGTAG